AGTTTCTCATGGTGGTGGCTTCCTTGGGTGTTGAGTCAAACGCCGTCCCCTCAGAGTTACCCGAGGGGAGTGGCGGTCGGAACTATGACGGTCCTAAGTTTCAGTGCCGTCGATCCAGCTCTACGCCACGGCGGTGATGTAGAACTGTCCGAGGTCCGCGCTCACGAGCTTGTGAACGAAGGCCATGGTGATCTCCAGGCGGTCGGCCTCGGCACGGTCGTCGCGCATCTTGCGCATACGAGTTCCGAGAGCGCCCGAGCCCAGGAGGCCCTGCCATGCGAAGGTGTAACCTCCACTGGGGACCATGAGGCCAGGAGCGGGAGCGGCGTAGACCAGCAGGGCGGCCTTGCCACCGATGCGAGCCATGACGTCCGTGTTCCCTTCGGCGGCGGTGTTCTCGATGCCGTCCATGACGAGGATCTCTTCCAGCTCGAAGAGCGCGGCGAGATTCTGCTTCATGACGATGGCAGGCCCGGAGGTCTGGCCACGATCGAGACGACCGACGATGTCGGGGTGGTCGAGCAGCGCGTCGTAGACTTCGCGGCCCATGACGAGCTTGTTGGGCATGTAGCCCGTGCGACCGTGAACGGTGCGCTTGCCCAGACGGATGTCCTCGATGGGCGTCGAGGCAGCCTCGTTCCAGAACTGGAACTGGTTGGCACCGGGCGTGCCCGTGACGCCAGTCAGATCGCCGGTCCAGAGGCCCGAGGTGAAGTATTGGCTGACGAAGAGCTTCTCCTTCCGGATGAGACCCTTGAGGGTCAGGAACTCGGTCATCTCACGATCGGCCTGGAGGGGCGAATCGTAGTTGGCGCGGACCTGATCGGCGAGAGCCTTGGCGAGCTTCCACACTTCGCAGCGGTAGTCTGCGGTGCTGAGCTTGTAGTTGGCCTCGGCGGCGACGGCACCCGGTGCGTTCAGCTCCATCTCGTCGCGGAAGAAGTCTCCACGATCGAAGAGGAAGTAGCTGTCGGACTGGGACTTGACGTTGACGACGGGGAACACCCTGTCGGCGACGAACGAATCTGCCTTTTGCAGATACGCGATTGAGAGTTGGGTCAGTGGACGATCGACATGAACGTCACCGCTACCCGGCTGGCTGTAAGGCATTGCTTACTCCTTTCTGATGGTTGGGGTCTAGGCGACCTGATCGTTGTCCACGAGGAACTGGATACTGATGATTTGGTCAGCAGCGGTAGCCGCTTCGAGGGCGATGCCCGCGCGGAAGACGTTCGCACCACTGACGTGAGTGATGGCCCGGCCAGTCGCGTCGGACTGAACGGCGTCGCCGATCGTGATCGCAGCGCCTGCCTTGACCTTGGCGATAGCGCCATTGGGGATGACCATGGCGAGTGCGCCACCGTCGGGAACTCCGCCTTCTGCGGCGATGCCGTGCATGCGCTCGGTGGTAGCTCCGGTGATGTCATACTTGCCATCAGCCTGGAGAGAGACGAACGTGTAGATCACGCTCTCCTCGCCTGCGGTGACGGATACGACCCTGGTCTCTTGTGAAGTTGCCATTGTTGTTTTCCTCTAGCTCTTGGGGCCGTGTTGCTTGTTGTAGATTCGGAGGCCTTCTTCCGATTCCATTGCCTTGACCATGGCCTCAGCCTCGGTCAGATTACTGTCCTTCTCGCGAAGACTCTTCGCGATAGCGTTGAGCGCCTCGTCGTAGCTTTCGCTACCCTTGGGCTCTTCGCTGGTGCCGAGGGTATCGAAACCCTTGGCCATTGCCTTGTCCGAAGCGCTGAGGCACTTCAGGGCCGAAGCCTTGTCCTCGTCGCCCAGGAGGGAGAGTCCCTTCATGAGGGCGATCTTGTCCTCGGACTCACCGGGGAGGTGAGAGAGGGCCTCGGCGCTCTTCGCCAGCTCGGCGTCGGCAGCCTTCTTCTCGATCTCCAGGCGCGTCTTGCGCTCGGCGTCGAACTTCTTGGCCATCGTCACGAAGCGGGCGTCATCGCTCTTGCGATACTCGTTTCCGTCCGTGTCGGTGTAGATCACTGCGTCGGCCTTGGCCATCTCGGTGATCTCGACCTTGCGGTCCTCGTCGCTCTTCGCGAGGAACTCGTCGGCCTTGTCGCCTTCGAGACCCTTGAGATACTCCTTCTCGGAGTCACTCAGCTTGGAGAGTTGCTCGGCCTTCTCGGCACGGGCAGTCTGCTCCGCGACCGACTTCTCAAGGTCGGCCAGCTGCTTCTTTTCTTCGTCGGTCATGGTAGTGTCCTCTGACTTCTCGCTTGCCGAGTTGTTGCCCTTCGACAGGAGATCGGCAAGCGGATCCTCCTCGGGCGAGATGTTTTCGTTCTTGGTGATCAGCGCAGCGAGTCCGTGGCCGTGGCCAGCAGCGTCTGCGATGATGAAGTTTCCTGACTCGTCAGTGATCCACGAGTGCGAGTGCCCCTCTTCTCCGGGCATGCCGCTGTCGTAGCTGGTCGTTCCGTCGCGCATCTCGGACCCGGCGTGGCCGGTGCTGATGAGCGTGTGCGCGTGCCCAGCGTTGATGGTCGTGACGGCGAGGGCCTTGGAGACCTCGCTGGTGTCTCGCTTGAACATGACGGCCTTCGCGCCGGGCTGTGCCGGGCGGTCGACGGAGGAGATCTCTCCGATCTCGAACTCCTTCATGATGTTTTTGCGTGGGGTAGTCATGGCTTAGGTCTTGGTGTATGTGAGCGTGATGATCAGGTTGTTCAGGATCTCTGAGCCTGTTGCGGTCCACCCAGTCCCTGGGGTGACGTAGATGTTAGTGCCGTCGTAGCGCACCTCGATGTTGAACCCCGCCGAAGTGCTCAGGTATGGCAGAGCCAAGAAGTCCCCGTTGCTGCGCTCTGCTGTAATCTCCGCCGATAGCATCTGGGCCATGCCCGTGATGCCGTGCGCGATGGTCGTCATCGTTGTTCCAGCCGCAAGGTTGGAGGTATGGAGGATGGTCTTCTGGTAGACGATCTCTCCTGCCGTGAACGTCTTGCCGGTGTCCTGCTCGGAGGTGGTCCAGTTCACTCCACCACTGCCACCGCCGCCACTTTCGCCATATGCTGGTTTCAGTGTCATACTAGCTCCTGTTCGTGGTCAGGACGACCCGGTAGGAGATCGCGGTCGTGATGCCCGTGGGGACCACCGTGACGCGCGTGGTGTTGGCAGCCCAGTCGATCGTGACCGGGGCCGTTCCGTCGATGGACGAGACGGCCGGGGACTCCGGCTGGTTGTTGTTGACCGTGTAGACGCTGACTGCGAAGGTGCCTGCACCTGCGAGAACTGGGTTACCGCTGACATCCAGGATCTGGACGCTCAGGAAGCAGTGGGCGAAGGAGGGATCCAGGTCGACCATGTCGATCGTGTCTGCGACAAGTCCGTCCTCGGACTTGAAGGCGATCATGTCGCGACCCCTGCTGGTCGTGTATAGGAGTTTGGTTGCCATCAGGCTGAGTCCTCGTTCGTGATGTAGCGTCCGCCGATCGAGAAGCCTGTGTAGGTCCCGTCCTTGAACTTCTTGAGGGCCTCTGCTCCTGGCTTCATGCCAATGAGGAGGCCGGTGCGGGGGGTTTCCATGCCCAGGGCTTTGGCGATGTCTGAGGTCATCGGGAACGCGAAGATGACTTTGCCGTCCACCTCGCCCTGGTGCATCTCTTTCGTTGCTCTGGACTTCTGCATGAAGTCTGTGGCAGCCTTGACCATTGCATCTTCAGGGATGTGATCGTTCTGGAGGTCGTAGTGATCCTCACCACCCTCAGTGCATACGATAGCGAATCCGAAGACCAGACCAAGGGAGTCATCTACCTTGAGGATCTCGGAGCATTTGTTGGTGAAGTTCGATTCGGTCATAGAGTCTGATTGCTTACTACGAATGGATCGCAATAAAGCTCCCGATTTGGACGAAGTTTTGTGGCGGAAGTTCCCATGTTATGGGGATTCTACCGAAATACTGAAGTTGAGGGGGTTTGCGAGGGTTTTGATCCTCGTGGAGAGGGTGCAGCGGCACTGGATGACCTCTTTGGCCGGGGCCAGGGGGTCTCCGGGGTATCTGAGGAGGTTGCCCCCTCCAGACACGAATGGCTCGCCGTAGTCACGGATCTGGCCGTTCATGGTGGTGTGGGTGTCACGGACCCTGGCGTCCATGGCTGTGTTCCAGGTCTGGGAGATGTCCTCCGCCGCGAAGTGCCCATCCTCGATGGCCTGACGGAACATCTCGTCGTTGCCCTCGTGCGTGCTCCTGAGAGCTTCCGTGCGCGCTATGACCTCTGACCTGTAGATCAGCTGGCGTTGGACGTAGCGGTCGACAAGGCGGTCTACCTGGGCCTGTGAGAGGGGGGATCCCGTGCGGATGCTGTTGGCGACCGTGGGGTCGAATCTCTTGTCGCGCAGGGCGCGCGTGAGGGCGGAGGAGTCCCCGTCCTTCAGGGCGGCCCTGTAGCTGTTGACGGCCCGGACCTGCCGGGCGGTGAGCCCGATGCTCTGCTTGATGGCCCTGGCGGCCTCGCGAGGGTTGACGCCTCGACGGATCCCGTCCAGGAGCGCCTCGCGCGTGGCGTTGCGCTGGGCCAGGGAGAGGCTCTGGACCAGACGGAGGCTGTTGTTCTGCATGGCCAGGACAGCCCGGACATTCACCTGATCGAAGATCACCTCGACAGGGATCTGTCTGGAGACCCAGGCCCCGGTCTCCTTTCCGGAGAAGACGTAGGCAGAAGCCCAGGAGGCAGCGAAGATCTCGGCCTGCGGGGTCACGAGGCGGATGGCCTCGTCGATCTGCCCCTGAGCGATCAGGGTCTCGATCTGCGTGACTGTGACGCGTTGGCTGGTCAGCGCGAACATCCGGAGGAGGTCGTCGCGCAGCTCAGGCTCGATCTTGTTCAGAATCTTGGTGAGGTCTTGTCCAGCCATTACTCGTAGAAGTCGAAGGCCATTCCGGCGTAGCCGTCGGATGCCGGGCTGATGATCGTGTTGCTGATGCGGACAAGGTAGTCACCTGGACTCAGGATCCATTCCTCGAACGAGCTGCCCTGGCCACCGCTTGCGGTCTGCTTGTCACCGCCTGGGATGAAGAAGTTCATCAGCACGTCGCCGTCCGCCGTGACAGTTGGGCCAGCGAAGATCTCTGTGGTGCATAGACCGCCAGTGAAGCGATTCCGGTTTTTGCATGGGATCGCTATTCCGTCCGCCGTCGTGGTCGGGCTCTCATACAGATCGGCCAGCATCTGATGCGCTACCGTTCCCAGGAACCGCATGTGCGCTGCTCCGGAGTTGACCCTGACCAAGAACTCGGCAGTGGCTCCTCCAATAACCAATGCGACTGCCGATGCGGTATACAGCCCACCCTTGTGGATCACGGCATGGATCTCGTCCACAGTGACGAGTGCGTTGTGCTTAGAGTCCACCCACGCGTGCTCGCGGTCTTCTCCTCCGATGATTTGGACGCTCTTGCTGCTCACTAGACAGCTCTCACTTCACATTCGTAGACGGCGGCAGCTGGATCACGCATGACGATGCCGTCCGCAGGGATCTGCCAGACTGTGCCTTCGATCGTGATGCCATCGCCGGGCGTGGGGGCGGTTGCAGCGTTGCCCCCGTCGATCGTGTCTCCGATGAGCACGACGATTCTGCTTCCAGCGCGGACCAGCGAGCCACCCATGAAGCGGTCCTTGGTCTGGTCCATGAAGCCCTTGCACGGATAGGCCACCGAGGTCGGCTAGGTGCCGCCTGTCAGGTTGCCGGGCGTGCGGGTGCCGGGCGTGGTCTTGGTCAGCGTGGCGTCGAGGACGCCGGGGCCGATGTTGTCCTTGATGAGCTTGGAGATGTTGACTCCGAATAGCTTGTTTCCCACTATA